CTTCCGTTCATCCATTAATTTTATGGACGCATGAAACCAAGGCATGGAACGGGGTCTTGGTAGTTTAAGGTAACTCAAATGACTTTAACCTATCGTGGCGTGAAGTACCAGAAAGGTACAACACAAACAAACACTAAAAACTAATTAAATGAAAAAAATTGCTCTAGCCCTAGCGGCAGCTTTCGCTTCGACTCCAGCAATGGCTGGCACCTATGTCAACGTTGAATCGAATGCCTCATATACTGGAAATGATTATACCTCCAGAACTACTGATCTTCATATTGGATACGAAGGTGAAGTAGGACAGCTTGGATATTACATTCAAGGTGGCCCAGCACTTGTCAACGGTGACGGTGTAGATGGCTCAACAGATTTCTCTGGTAAGCTCGGTGCTTCCGTAGCTGCTTCTGAGAAACTAGATGTCTATGGAGAAGTATCCTTCCTCACAGATGAAGTAGCTGATACAGCTTATGGTACAAAAATAGGTGCCAAGTTTAAATTCTAATGGGACATCAATCCACTGACGGGCGAGCCTCTATAACATGGCACGCCCCACCCAGGCCAGAAGAAGAGATAGCAGATGAGTATCAATCTCTGGAAGAAGCTCTTCTAGGCGAGACTAATGAACCCGAAAAGGATTCCTCAAGTTAATGAGTTATGGCTGGCAGTCTTCGGGCTGCTAGCTATTTTTATTTTTATCGAGACATTACATACTCGGTATCATCACAAAGCTGCACCTTACTGTGCAAGTATAGAAGCACCTCAGAGTCGGACTTCTATATAATTAGGCTCTAAGCCCAGTACGCTGGATACCTTATTGCCGTCATGACGGTGGGAACAGACCACAACTTTCAATGCGCACAACTCAGATCTGAAAATCAATATTTAATTAACCCCAGAAAATGGCACATCAGACTACTTCTGGCTCTAACACTGCTTTACTGACCCGCCCAGGGCAACTGAACAGTGCTAATGATGCCAGAGCTTTATATCTTAAGCTGTTTTCAGGCGAGATGTTCAAAGGCTTCCAGTATAATGCGATAGCCCGTGACCTTGTAATGAAGAGAACTCTCCGTAATGGTAAGAGTTTGCAGTTCATCTACACAGGACACACCACAGCTGAATTTCATACGCCAGGAAATAGCATATTAGGTAACAGTGACGGTGCTCCACCAGTTGCTGAAAAAACCGTCACTTGTGACGACCTACTCATCAGTTCTGCATTCGTGTATGAGCTAGATGAAACCCTTGCTCACTATGAGCTACGTGGAGAAATCTCTAAGAAGATTGGATACGCACTTGCAGAAAAGTATGATAGACTAATCTTCAGAGCACTTACTCGTGGTGCTCGTGCTAAAGCACCTGTTCAGAAGTCAGGCTTCGTAGAACCAGGTGGAACACAGATCCGTGTTGGTGCAACAACTAACGCTTCTGACGCTCTTAACCCAGATAACCTAGTCAACGCATTCTATGATGCAGCGGCTGCGTTAGATGAGAAGGGAGTAAGTAACGAAGGACGTGTTGCTGTACTTAACGCAAGACAATACTATGCTCTTATCAAGGGCTTAGATGGATCTGGTATTGGTGCATATCTTGTTAACCGTGATAGCCAAGGTGATGCTTTACAATCAGGTAAAGGCATCTTCGAGATCGCTGGTATCAAGATTTACAAGTCTCAGAATGTCCCTTACTTCTCCAACTATGGTAGTAAGTATGGTACAGGATCTGCTACTAACCCTGGAACAACTGATCCTGGGAACACTGGTGATTGGGTCGGCCCTGGTCTTGAAGATGCTCGCAACTCTGTTGCAGGTATCAACAACGACTACGGTACAGGCTCTAACTTCGCCAACTCCTGTGGTCTAATCTTCCAGAGAGAAGGCGCAGGTGTAGTAGAGGCTATTGGCCCACAAGTCCAAATAACATCAGGGGATGTATCCGTGATTTATCAGGGAGATGTCATTCTCGGACGTTTGGCTATGGGAGCCGATTACCTTAACCCTGCTGCTTGTGTTGAATTGTATGCTGGTACAGCCACTGCCCCTGCGCAGTTCGGTACTGTCCAAACAGCTACAAACAACGCTGGTTACGGTGGATAAATTATCGTATATTATGGGGAACTTCGGTTCCCCTTTTTTTTAAATTATGGCAGTCGTATCTTATGGAGTGTCCACCGAAGTGGATGCTGTAAACTCAATCTTAATGAGTGTTGGAGAGTCTCCTGTAAACACAATAACTAATGTGCAAAGTCCCGAAGTGGTTATTGCTAAGAGCACTCTTCGGCAAGTTTGTCGTGAGGTGCAAGCAGAAGGCTGGAAATTTAATACAGAAAAAGAGTACCCAATTAATTTGGATACAAACAATCATTGCATCATACCTAACAATGTCTTACAGATTGACTTAAATCATTTTAAGCATTCAGATCATTGGGATGTTGTTCGTAGGAATGACAATGGAACTATGAAACTATATGATCTTAAGGATCACACATATGTCTTTGATGGTACTGACCCACTATACTGTGACATTATTTGGATGATAGACTTCGAGGATATACCTCAAGTATTTAAAGATTATATAACACTAAGAGCTTCAAGGATCGCTTCTAACCGCATGGTAAACAACCCAGGTGCAGCTGAACTTCTCGGTAACGATGAGCAGCTTGCTAGGGCTTTAGCTATGGAATATGATACTCAACAGGCAGACTACAACATCTTCAATGATGAGAGGACACATCATAATCCAGGCAGTGTTTACAAACCGTATCAAGTTCTTAAAAGATAACTATGCCTACAGTAAATCAACGTATTCCTAACTTTCTAGGAGGGGTATCCCAACAGCCAGACACAATTAAATTCCCTGGACAGGTAAGAGTATGTGATAATGCTGTACCTGACGTTACATTTGGTTTAATGAAACGCCCTGCTGGGGAGTTTATAAAAAACCTGACCAATGCTAATGCTACTGGATACTGGTATGAAATATTAAGAGATGGTGAGGACAAATTCCTCGTCCAAATGACACCCGCTGCTAACTATACAAGCAGTAAACCTTTTAGAATATGGGCATTAACTGACTTATCTACAGGACAAACAGCTGGTACTGAATTGTCCTTGACTAATAGTAATGGTGATTCTCTATTTGCGTATATGCAACAGTCTGGTACTAACATACCATATGCTATACAGACAGTACAAGATTATACCATTGTAACTAATCCACAAAAAACTATAGGAACAACAGGCACTACAACTGCACCTTTGAATAACGCTGACTATGCGTTTGCAAGGTTGGATACTATTGCTTACAACACTGAGTATGTTTTATACGCAGGTAATACAGTTCCTACACCAAATACATATTATCGTGCTACAGCACTAGAGGTACACAAAGGAACAGGCGATGGTAACACTTGGGATGATACCAATAAAGATGGTAGATATGCTGGTTTGGGACAGTTCTCATTTAGTGGCGGTAATAACATCACTGTCCCTGGCGGGCAGGTTGCAATTGAGGATCTGGAAGGACACGTAACAGTTAACGCTGCATCATATGTAGATAGTAATACAGCTAACTATTCTGGTGGAAGTTCAGCTAGTGATTTCTTAGGTTATACACAAAATTATAAAATAAGATACACAGCACAGATAACACTGAAAGACGGTGGACTTATTAAAACTACAACCAAATCAACAGCTTTAGGTTGTTATATTGATTTAACTATTGAAGGTATATCATATAGAATCAAGATTGTAGCAGTAGAACCAGTTGAAACTTATGAGAATGTATCTAGTATAGCTTTCTATAGAAGCCCTAAGAACCCTGACAAGGGTAAGCTTTCTATGGCTAATATCATTAACTCTTTACACACATCTATCAATAGTAACTTAAGTAATGTTACCTCTGAAGTTATAGGTAATGGCATGTATCTATATGGTAGTGCTGCTCCTACAATTAACTTCCTTGGTGGTGCTGTAAACGAGAACATGAATATTATAGGTAACACAGCTCAGGATGTGAGTAGGTTACCGTCTCAATGTAAAGATGGTTATGTAGCACAGATAGCTAATGATGATAATGTAGATGCTGATAACTATTATGTAAAATTCTATGCTGATAATGGTACTCAAGGTAGTGGTAAATGGGAAGAGTGTGTAAGACCTAACAACTTTTCATCTGGTAGTGATCCTATGGTGAAAGGTTTTGATGAGGCAACAATGCCACATGCTTTGATTAATAATAACAATGGTACCTTTACATTTAAAAAACTAGACGAAGCTAGCAAAGGAACTACTGATAACTATTGGAAGTATAGAGAAGTAGGGGATGACATCACTAACCCGTTCCCTAGTTTTAATGGTAAAAATATCCAGAAAATATTTTTTCATAGAAATAGATTAGGGATGATTGCTGACGAACAAGTTGTCATGAGTCGCCCTGGAGATTATTTCAATTTCTTTGTTGTCTCTGCAATTACAACCTCCGATGATAATCCTGTTGATATTACTGTCAGCGATATTAAACCTGCTTTTATAAACTTTGTACTCCCTATTAATAAAGGGGTGATGATGTTCAGTGATAACGGACAATTTATTCTGTTTACTGAATCTGATATCTTTAGTCCAAAGACTGCAAGGTTAAAGAAAGTATCAAGCTTTGAAGCTGCTGATAGCATACAACCTATAGACATGGGTACATCAACCATGTTTACTTCTAACGTCTCTGCATACACAAGAGCTTATGAAGCTACTATATTAGATGATGATGTACCTCCTAAAGTATTAGAACAAACAAGAGTTGTACCTGAGTTTATACCGAAAGATATAACCATGTCAGCTAACTCTGTAGCTTTGGGTCTTGTAAGTTTTGGTAAGAAAAATTCGAGCGAGATTTATCATTACAAGTATTTCGATTCAGGTGAAAGGAGAGATCAGTCTGCATGGTATAGCTGGACTGTTACAGGTACACTACAACACATGCTATATACAGCAGGTAGTTTCTTCTCAGTAACGTTACAAGGTAGTGATTATGTACTTAACAAACATGAGTATGTAACAGATGCTACTGCTGCTAGAACCTATAAACTAGGTGACGGTGCCGTAGGATCACCTTTAGCAACATCCAGATGGTTTGAGGTTTGTCTTGATAATATGACATTACCCTCAAGTATGGCTTATACTGCCCCTGGTGGAGCTAATGTTGAGAAAAGTGTTGTAACACTACCTTATACCCCCACAGGTGCTGGTAATTACTACTTAGTAGGGTTATCTGGTAACGATGCACAGGGTAATCCTGTTGCAGGAACAGTAATACAACCCGATTCTGTTAGCACAAATGGTGCAACCTTCCTTGGAGTCAACCTTACAGGTTGGACTTATGCTCTTGGGTATGGTTATACAGCTACTATTGGGCTTCCTAGTTACTTCTTAGCCTTACAAGAGAACAAATATGACTTAGATGGAGAGCTTAGAATATCTGGAATCAACTTTAATATGGGTGTTTCTGGACCTATGGAGTTCCATTTAGATTCAGTATATGCTGATATGCAAGGTCATATACAGTATGAATCAGGTATGAAGCTAGATGACAGTGATTTTGGTAAACCCCCGTCACAGTTAAGTAAAGAGGTTAGAGTACCTATTCAACGTAAGAATGAGAAATACAACTTAACTATTAAAATACCCGACCCTTTTTCCACCCAAATCGTCTCAGCTAGCTGGGATGGTAACTATTCACAGAAACGACATGTACGAAGGTAAGTTCATCAAGCCCTGCACTCCAGAGTTAGCTCTAAGTGTGGGGCAGACCTTACGGTATGAAGACCGTAGGGAGGTAGAACAAACAACAGGATGGTGTGCTGAAGCAGTTTTACTGCAATCATATTACAATTCCGCATATGGGCAGTGTGTTCATTTCACGGTTCCCAACGGCAAGGCTGCTGGAGTGGCAGGTGTAACTCCACAAAATATTATATGGATGCTTTGTACTGAGGCCAGCACAGAGTACCCCCATACATTTGTAAGAGAAGCAAAACGCTGGGTAGATTCCCTACCTAATACTTATGTATTTAACCACGCTGATATGCGTAATGAAGCACACATCAAATTATTGAAACTACTTGGGTTCCAATTTATTCGTTATCATGTACAGAACAAAGTTCCTCTCATTGAGTTTATAAAATTATGTGCGACCCAGTAATGATTGGGCTTGCGGTTGGTGGAGCAACAACTGTTACTGGTATTTCTGAGCAGAATCGTGCTCATAGAAACGCAGTAGCTCAGGTAAATCGCCAAAACGCAATGGCGAAACAGAACTATCTTAACCAGATTACCATGTCTGCTTGGAAAGACCAAGAGAAGTTAAGAGTGTTCGATGCCCAACTAGAAGCCGACTCCGCATCCAAAGCAGCTTATTATAAACAGCTAGCTATCAATCAAACAACTGCTGACAATGCCTCAGCAGCTGAAGAAAAAGTATTAAATGAAAAAATAACTAAAGCTATGTTTGATAGTCAGGCTAATTTAGCCCAGTCTATCCAAGCTCAAGGTACTGTCCTAGCAAGTGGCATGAATGCTGGTCAGTCAATGTTACTAGAATTACAACAAGCTGAAAGAGAGTTAGGATTTGAGCAAGCTCAGATTGATGCTAGCCTTCTTGATGCGACTAAAGCCTTTGGTGTTGCACAGTATGGTATAGATTTAGATCTCTACTCTGCTAATAATACAGCAATGGGTAATATTAGAACACAAGCTGTTGTTACTCCAACTGCCTCCTTTATGACAGTTAGACCATCTGAAATTCCTAAACCATCTAAACCATCTATCCTTGGACCTATACTTAGCGGTGTTACTGCTGGACTAGGTGCTTACTCCTTTGCTGGAGGTACTGGATTTGGAGGTGGAGGTGGAGGTAATTCATCCGCAGGTAAATCACTTAAAATAGGTGGTACAGATTCAATGGGTTTGGATTTTGATGATCCAGCTGCATTCAGTTATGGTACTACTGGATCAAGAGGTTGGTAATTACTAATTAAAACTATGGCAAAAGGTTACGAAACAGTCTACTACGGTAGCGCAAGAGGCTCCAAAGGAGTCGGACGTACTCAAGGTCCAGGTGTTAAGCAAGATATCATAGCTAAGGCTGGAGCGATATCTTCTGAATCCCAGAAAGTAGGACAAGATTATGAAAGAGTAGTTCAACAACACTCCGCTGAAATGCAGCGTCAAGACAGAGGAGCAACATTTGTTGAACAGAAAGCTTTAGCAGATCTAAAAGATTTAAATAAAAGTATTAATAATTTCTTTATGACAGCTGCTAAAACTGTCGGTAAGGATTATGTTGCTGAAAAAAGATCACAAGGTATTGATCTTGTAAGAAAGTACAATGCTGGTGATCCCGATGCTGTTGCTAAAATAGATGGTGATGAAGCACAGCTAGCTGAACTTGAAAAGAAAATTGATGAACAAAGAAACAAAGTTGATGAACAGCTTGGTGTCTTTGATGAAGAGGGTTATAGACTAACTTTACAAGACCAGCTTAGGGCACAGAACATTAGAAAACTTGGTAGCAATGTACGCTGGGGATATATCCGTGGTGGTTTAATGGAAGCTGGCAAGAATTATAGTGGTCATCTTCAGAATATGCTTACCCAAAGTGATGAGATTATCACTTTAAAAGATGGTACAGAGATTAGAGTAGGAGATTACTATGAAACGCAAGATGCTGAAGTCAGGAATCAAATTGTTAATTATGTCGAAGATCAGTATATCGCTGATAATAATCCTTTTGGTGCTAATGAAAAAGCGGTTAGAACTTACTTAACTAAAAGTGTAGTTGGTGACACTGATAAGTTTCAGCAAAAAGAAGTTATTCGTTTTAATAGAGAACAGGCTGTTGAAGAAGAGCAAACTCTTAATAATGAATTACTTATAGCTATAGAATCAGACGATGCTGTTACAGCAGCTTCTAAGATACAGTCTATACTTACACGTGGTAATAGTATCAAAACCCGTCAGGGTATCCAAGGTAGTTCAAGAACAGCTACAAAGGAGTGGGTTCTTAAAATACTACCTGAACAACTAGGTAAGATTAAGGATGATGGACTCCGTGAACGTATCATGGATCAGATAGATAAACAAGAGTTTACTATCCCAGGTTTAGGTACTAAACGTCTTGAAGAGTTCTGGAGAGATGACTTTGACAAAGATGATATACTCGGAAAAGCTGATACTATCTGGGCTAAGCAATTCTCAGACTCACAGACTGCACTAAAACTTGGTGCTCAGGAAGATATCAGAGATTTAAGACAGAAAGTTCTATCAGGTCAAGTACCAAAAGAAGAGTTCACAACTGTTCTTGGTGTAATCCATGAAAAATATGATAATAAAGGATTACTAGGTATTGAAGAGATAATCAAAAATAATAAAAACTGGACACCATCTCATATGACTTATGAGACTTCCATGAATTATGCTACAGAGATTATCAACACTCGTGGTTTCTTGACTGAAAAAGAAGCTATGTATATAGATAAAAAACTTTATAAAACACTTAAAGAAGACAATAAAATTTTAGATAAAATAATTGGTGAAGGAGATGAAGCTACTTCTGCTACTAAAGAGTCTCTAGTTAAACAACTGAATAAATATGTCACGCAATCAGCTCATTCAGGTGCAGATAAGAATTTCATAGTTCCTGGTACTACTGAGGATACTCAGAAGATAGCCATGAGAATGATGATGAAAGATGCACAAGAGATATTAGCAGCTGGTGGTTACCAAACTGCTGAAGGATTTGTTAAAGTTGGTAATGACGGTGATGCTTTAAGAGCAGCTTTCATTAGAACTAAAGCCCGTGTCTCTGAAGGTTTAACTAATGAGCAAAGTCCATTCTTCTTAACAGCTGATGGTTATAGAGGTAAAGATAATTCAATAACTGCTTCTAGTATTAATGCAGATTCACCTGCTATGAGTCGTGCTAAAATTGATTTATCTCTGGAGAAGTTAAGAGTAGAGTCTCAGAATACTAATGAAGATCTTATTGCTTCTAATGAACTTTCATTTATAACAGACGAGATGCTTACACCTAATGTAGCTCTTGATGGAAGTCAAACATTCCACCCAGCTGTTGAAAAATTATTCAAGATAGATCAGCTTGAAGGTTCAGGTACTCGTGATATTTATGAGATAATTAACTTAAAGAGGTCTCAAAGAAATTTAGATTTAATTGAAGTACCTCCTGCTGTTGAAGCAGCTCGTGTAGCAAGAGGGACTACTACTAAAGATATTCAAAAAGCATTTGCTTTAAACTCTACTATTGGTGATCAAAAAGGTTTTGACCGAACAGTTGACCAAGCTGGTGGTGTTAATCTTAATATGATGCAAAACGCATTTGTGTCTGAAGATGCTATGCGTCCATTCTTTGAATTAGGTGTTGGCACTGATGGTACCAATGATTATAGTAATTTAGCTAGAACTTTAGAAAGAGCAAATCTACCTTTCATGACAAGAGAGGAGTTCCTTGCAAACCCTGAAGCTCAAATTAAACTACATAAATTTTTAACCAATGATATGATGAAGAAGGCTGAAGTTCTTACTAATGATAAGAATGAAATGATTCGTCTATCAGCTATTGGTATGAGATTTGGTGAAGAGGCTATGCAGAATTATAAAAATAATCCTGATATGGTAACCTTTGCTAATAATGCTGTAACTAGATATTATAGTGGTGCCCAATTCCCTGACAGTGTAGTTATTAACCCTATATCACCAGAAGATATTATTGTTGAAGAGGTTCCTGCTGATACAGGTGATTCCGCTTTAGTAGCTGAGAGAGCAATGGGTATTTCTGTACCTACTTATACACCAGCTTTCACTAGAAAGCAGGTTATGACTCCAGTACAAAGAGAGATCTTATCAGCTCCACTTTCAGATGATCTAGGAACGCTACAGGAAGAACTTAATACCTTAAGAACCATGAAGGAATGGCCCGAACCTGGGACGAAGCTTCATGATATGCTAACTAAACGTGGTAAACTACTACAATCTAAAGTCAGATCCTTTGAAATACTTAATGATTTTACTGGTGGATTAAGTGAAGTAGAACGTGTAGGTGGTACTGTATCTACAGGTAACTGGCCGTGGGAACGTACAAAAGTACAAGGACTTTTCCATCCACAGTATGGTACTGTAGTAACTATGATAGGAACCGAAAGGTATAATGCTTTAAAAGATAAAGCTTATAATATGAGTACATATAAGAGTTCCTTGGCTCCAGAATATCAAACTAATTTAATTAGATTACTACTAAAAGAACCTGAATTTGCAGGTATTACAACGGAACTAGACGGAGGTAATTAATGTCTGAAGAACTAACGTTAACTAATGAATCTCCTGACGGTCAACCAGCTAATACCCCCTATGGTGTAGAAGTTACTCAGGAGATGGAAGAACGAATCTCTGATTTTTCAGAGGGCAGTGGTGCCTTAACTGAAGAAGGGGAGGTTAATGAGCAATTAGCAGCAGCCTTAGAAGCACAAGGCGGAGCAGAAAGCGTACAAGTTGATGACAGCCAAGGGTTTTTACCTGATGGCCCAGGTCAATTAGTAGCTGAAACTGGTAGAGCACTTGTTGGTGGAGCTGCTGATGCTGTAGAAAGTGTAGGAGGATTCTTAGAATTAAGTGGGGATACCATTAAAACTTGGGCGCATAGCGTTTATAGTAATCCCTATGATGGGAACAATATGGACCCCACTCAGAACCCTTTTTCAAGTGAATATGTACATGGAGATGGTAACTGGTTAGATATACCTGACCATTTGGTACCTGAAAATAAATCAGGATTAGGTAGTCTTGCTAGAGGATTAGTAGAGTTCGGACTTTTAACGGCTGCTACAGGCGGTGTTGGAGGTTATACAGCTGGAGCTGCTAGAACTGGTACTAGAATAGTAGCAGCTGGTAGAGCAGCAGGTATAGGTGCAAAAGGTAGTCGCTTTATTAAAGTATTCCATAGAGGTACAGTTGTTGCAGGTGAAGGTGCTATTGCGGATCTGATTTCTAATAGTTCAGAGACAGCAAACATCGCTAACCTTGTCCAAGAACATGCCCCATGGGTACCTTTTGCAGAAGCATTAGCGGTAGACCCTGAAAAAGACAGTCCATGGATCGCTAGAATAAAAACCATGGCTGCTGGTGGCGGGCTGAACCTAGTCGGAGACTTCTTAGCTGCATATATTAAAGCTTCTTGGAAGGGTGCAAAGGCTATGAGAAAAGGGATGAGTACAGATGATGCAAATACCTTAATTAATAAGGAGATTGCTCGTGATATGGACGAGTCCAGAGTTCTTAATGAGTCCGCTGCAACCGAAAGAGCAGCTAATAACTGGGAGCAAGGTAAAGGTATCAGTAATATACCAGCCAGAAAAGCCTATATATCTGATTATTTAGATGAATTAGAACTACAAAGGTATGATGATCCAGCAACAAGTCAGTTAGAATTAGATGATTTAGATGAATTAGCTAACCAACGTGGTATAGAAGATGGTAATCCTTGGGATATAGAGACTCAACAGAGTGCTAGACAGTTCGAGGAGAGCTTAACAAGAAAACCAGACTCAGCGGTTAACCCTAATTTATTCAGTGATTCTGATAAAGCTACTTATAGACCTGATTCCCCCGATCCAGTCAAAACAAACCTCCGAGAATCTATAGCTGATATGAAAGCTGGAGGTGAAGGACGTAGCTACAGCCCTATGTGGACTGAAGCAGCTATGAATAAGATGACTCAGGGAGATGTCAAACTTAGAAGATGGATCATTGAAGCTGGAGATAAAATAGCTAAAGAGGTTTTTAGGGATTTAGACAATACTCTTAACCATAAAGAGGTACAACAACTCATCCTTAAACAAGCTACAGAAATGCACGCTATGTTATCTGATGGAGGAGAAGGTGCTGTTAAACAGTTACAAAACTACTTCAGAAAAGGTGACAATGGTATCGTATATACTTACGATGGTATAGATGTAGTGACTGGTAATGCTTCTCAGAAGGCAGCATTGCAGTTAGTTATCAATACTTTAGCTAAACAAGCTTCTACTATTGCAGGTACAGGAAGGCGTATGGCTGACTCCAGTACCCTAACTAGACAGTTTGAACAGGTACATGATCTGATGAGAGTTGCTCTAATTGAGCATAAAAAGATAGGATTCATGGCAGGTAGTGAACTTGCTTTACATAAGAATCCTGTATTATCATCCGTTAGAAAAACAGAAATTAGTGCTGGACTTAAGGATATTGAGGATAGAACTAATAAGCTGTTTGATGAACTAGACAAACTAGCTAAAGCAGGTAATCATAAAGACCGTAGAATGTTAATGGAGTTATATGAGCTATCAGGTGGTAAGGTCAACACAATGGACCATATCAGTGAGTGGCTACAATCTCAAGTTAACCTTCGTGGTGGTCGTATGAATGGAGAAAATATCACACCTAGATGGCGTACAGAAGCTAGATCAGTATTTTATAATTCAATTCTTAGTAGCTTGAAAACCCCTGTTAAAGCTATAGCAGGTACTAATTTAATTGCTTTATTACGTCCATTCCAAGCATATCTTGGAGCTGGATTAAAAGGTGATAAAGTTGAAATGGTACTAGCAACTGCACAGATTGATGCAATTGGTAAGGCATGGGCTGAAGGTTTCCAGATGTTTAAGCATAACTGGGAACTAGGTGTAAACCGTCAAGCACAGACTTATATAGGTAAGTTTGACTTTGAAAAGAATATAGAAGAATGGAAGGAAATGGCAACATACTATAAAGAGTATGGAACCCCTGCACAACAAGCAGCCTATAATAGGATGGATTGGATTGTTGATTTAAATAATAATCCATGGATGCGTTATAGTGCTAACGCTATGGGAGCTGGAGACGCATTAGCTAGAACCATTATTGGTAGATATGAAATGCGTATGAGAGCTGCTAGGCAAGCTGTAGAGGATGGAATTGATATCAATGATGTCCGAAAATGGGCCGATAAATATGAGGAAAATTTTAGGAACGAAATTTTTAAGAAGAATGCAGATGGTAAGTTTGTTGTCTCAGATAAAGCTGCAAGGCTAGCTGGAGACGAAGCTGCCATGACCAAAGCCCTAGAAGGTAACTTAGCAGGGTTTGAACAGATCTCTAAGATCACTGGTATGAGAGCATTTTTCCCATTTGTTCGTACAGGTTATAACTCATTAAGACTTGCTTTTGGGCATACAGAGTTAAACAGATTCACTGCTCAGTTCCATGATGTGATGAGAGGAGAGAATCTAACTAAATATGGTATTAGACCAGAGGACTTACCTCAAGCTCAGGCTTTAATGAGAGGTAGGATGGCTATGGGTAACACTATTATTGGTATGGGTACGATTGCAGCAGCTACTGGCGTGATGACAGGAAGCCCACCAAAAGATAAAGAGACTAGAGACCTTTGGAGAATTAATGGTATCCAACCTTTCTCTTTTAAATTTGGTGATCTCTATGTATCCTATAAAGATGTAGAACCTTTCAATACATTGTTTGCTGCTACAGCTAACGTTGTACAACACAGCCATGTTTTAGGTGAAGATATTAGAGATGAGTATCTTGAGAAGTTAGTATTTATGACTACAGCTGTACTTGTTGACAAATCCATGTTAGCAGGTGTACAGGATTTAGCTGATGTGCTAAGTGCTGATACAGCAGGTGGTTCACTTAAGAGAACAGGAGCTAAGTTCCTTAGATCGCATTTACCTTATGCAGGTTTAATGGCACAGCTTGGTGGTCTTATGGATGCTAATATGAAAGAAGCTAACACTATGTTAGAACAGATATTCCAGAGAGATGCTGTCTTTAAATCTATCTTCTATCAACCTAAATATGATTTCTTATCCAAGGATAGATCTGGTAAGAAGCTTGCTAGAACAACTGGTATCCCTCTACTTGACTGGTTTAATGCAGTATCCCCTGTAGCAGTTACTATAGCTGAGAACGATCCTGTTAAAAATGGATTAAAAGAGATGAGTTTTAATTTACCTGAAGAAGTTTCAACCTTTAAGGGTGAACCGCTTAACTCTTATGAAAGATCTCAGTTACAGAAATACCTAGCTATGGGTGATTTAAGAAAGAGACTAGAACATGCTATGCGTCCTGGTGGTGTATGGCGTAAAACTCTTAGTGATTACCAGAATAGAAACCTAAGACAGGCAGATGGATATGAACTATATAAGCAAAGATATTATAGAATAATTAAAAAGATATTTACTGAAGAGAAAGCGCAAGCTATGACTCAGTTAAGACTAGATAATCCAAAACTAGCTGAACGTATTAAGTTACGTCTAACTAAGAAGAAGATTAGTGAATCTAGTAATTACCGATTAATTGACACGTTGATCAACATGCCTAAATAGCACCAATCCTATACATTGATTGTCAATGGCAGTTACAACTAAAAAAACATTTCCTGCTACGAGTAATGCAACTACAACTGCATTTTCTCCAGTAGGAATCGAACTGAATAACCAAGACGATCTTGATGTATATAT